AGTTTGGTGCGCTGCAATGGCAGGTGCTCAGCACATGGTCCACCGTCAGCCTGGGTGTGGCGTCGATCACGGTTGCGACCAAGAACGTTGTTGAGTACGACCGGCCGACCCACGCGTATCGGATCGGTGTCAACGGTAGGGGCTGCCGCACTGAATTGACGTTGAAGACGGCGCTTGTCGCCAGGCCGATCCGCTGGCCCGTCACCCTCACCGGCCTGACCTTGAAGGACGGGGTACTCGTCTCGGCGAAGGACGGGAAGCCGGTCGGGTTCATTCGCCCGCCCTCATGGTCGGACTCGTCTGAGCATCCGCAGTCGAAGCCCATCCCATGGAAGTATGAGGCCGGGCACATCACCTTGACCCCTGACTTCGCCGGGGCTGTATTCCCGGTGACGGTGGACCCGGACTATTCGATCACCGCCGGAGCAGATGATGGATACATTTACGGTGACCCCCCAGCCTTCTATCCCTCCGGTATTTACTTGGCAATTGGCAGTCACAATAGTCAACTTCATTCTTGGCTCAGGTTCCAGGCCATCGCTGCCACCAAGGGGCAAGACTGTACGGCAGCCACCCTCGCTGTTGTCGCGGTCTACAACGACAGTGGTACACCCGTCAATAGTACCTTTTATGGGATAGCTGTAGACGATCATACCGCCCCAACTTCTTATAGTTCGGGTGCTCCCGACTGGGTAACGGATCACGCTAACCATACCCAGGCGTCAGTTGCCTGGAATGCGATTGGCGCTTGGACGCTGGGGACCAGCTACGTGTCACCGGATTTGTCTGTGATTCTTGATGCACTGTTTGCTCGGGATGGTTGGCAAACGGGGAACGACATAGGAATCCACTGGGACTCCACAACTACTGGTGCTAGCCGGTATCGTTCCCCCGCCTCCTTCGAGAACAGCACCAAAACGGAGCCTATTCTTTCGTTGACTCTCGCCGCAGGCGGGCAACCACAAAACCTGACAGGCGCCGCAACCTCTGCGAGCACTAGCGCCTCCGGCACTATCGGCCTGAAACTCGCGAAGAAACCCGTTGGCGCCACCACATCAGCGTCCAGTCTCAGCGCATCACTAAAACTAGCGCACAAGCCCACAGGCGCTGCCATCACCGCATCCTCTACGACAGCTGCCCTCACTTCCCAACAGGCTCATTCCTGCACGGGTGCTGCCACTAGTGCTAGCACGTCCGCAGGCTCATTGAAGATAACGCATGAACTATCGGGCGCAGTCGCTTCAACTTCGACTAGCACGGGCAGCATACACAAACACGTAGACTTGATGCCACCCCTACGGGCTGGTCCCCTGATCACAGCCGACGACGGTGATACTTGGGACAACGGGATAGACCCGGACAACCTCTCCGGCTATTTCCTGGTTGGCGGACCCGGTGAAGGAATCGGACCCTACCACGCTTGGATTCGTGTTCTGCCCGCCATGCCGGCCGGAGCCACAGTCGGATCAGCCACCCTCACCCTGAAAGGCTATTTGGCTGGCCTACCGACCCTACTCGTTTACGCGGCCGACGCTGACGACCAAACCAATCCGACAACTTGGGCTGAATACGGGGCCATTCCCACCACTGATGCTTCGCTAGTTTGGGAACCCACCACAACCGGCATATACAGCCTGGACGTAACAACCCTAGTCGCAGAGGTCGCGGCTAGGCCCGGCTGGTCCGCGACCAGTCACCTTGTCTTTCTGATAAAAGACAATGGCAGCGCCGAAGACACATGGGTAGCCATCTACGCGTTCGGGGCGGAAGACCCCGCGCATCTTCCAGCCAAATTCGCTGCGCGACTAATCCAGACTATCGGAACTAGCAGCACAGCTGCCACCCTAACCACTGGCCGACAACTCGATGGTGCTGTCGCGTCCGCTAGCACTACTGCCGCCACACTGAAACTCGCTCACAAACTGGTAGGCGCCGCCGCCTCAGCGTCCTCCACTGTCGGGGATACGCAGGCCACTATCAGTCTGCCCGCCTCTGGCGCTACGTCGGTGAGCACTACCGCGGCTGTTAGTCATTTGACTAAGAAGGCGACTGGTGCTGTCGTCTCGGCGTCCGCTGCGTCGGGTGTTCTCACTTCGGTGACGGGCGCGATAGAACACGAACTGGCGGGCAGCGTAACCTCCGCTTCGACAACGGCCGCGGTTCTCATCGTTCAGCGTCGCCTAACCGGCGGAGCAGTCTCAGCATCGTCCACAGCGGCCACCATCATCGTCTCTAGGGCTTTGACGGGTGCTGCCACTAGTACCAGTAGCGTGGCGGGTTCTGTCACTGTGACAAAACCTTTGGCTGGGACGGTTACCGCAGCCTCCACGACGGCTGGCGTTCTGACAGCACTCGTGTACGGCGCGTACACGGGTGCCGCCACCTCAACGTCCACAACTATCGGCGACCTGAAGATCGGCCACAAGTTCGCGGGCGCCCTTACGTCTGCCAGCAGCACGGTCAGTGATATCAAGGTCGGGCATCCGCTCACAGGCGCCGCCATATCAGCCTCCTCTATTACCGCCGACCTGGAGGTGATCCGCGAGGCGGAAGGCACGGTTGTCAGTCTATCCTCCGTTACCGCGGGTAATCTGAAACTATCTCGCGGCATTACGGGCGCGGTTGCCTCAGCGTCCAGCACTATCGCCGCCCTCACCACCCAGATCGTCAGCGAGATTGAGGGTGCCGCTATAGCTACTTCTACTGTGGCTGCCGCACTCACTATCGGCCGCAACCTCTATGGCACCGTCCTGTCGGCGAGCACGAGCACAGCAGACACCCTTATAGGCCGCCGCCTTCTCGGCGCTCTCACCTGCATATCCTCTGCGGCCGGCAATCTCGTCCTACAAACCCCTGGCCCGCACTCAGCATCACATACTCTTACACTGGCGGGAGACGCAACACTAGGAGAAACCGAAGCGGGCGGCGCAGCTCTAACCGAGTCCTCAGACAGCGTCACCCTCACACTAACCGGAGGCTGAATGGCGTCCACATACGATATCGGTGACAGGCCACGCGAAACAGCATCATTCACGAACGCTGCCGGCGCGGCAGCCGACCCGACCACCGTGAAATGCCACGTAGAAAACCCTGCTGGCAGCGTGGCCTCGCACACCTATTCCGCGTCGTCCGGCGAAATCGTGAGAACAGGTGCCGGCGTCTACTACCTGGATATTACGACAACAGGGTTCGGCCAGTATGAGGTCCGCTGGTCTGGTACGGGAACAGTGGTCGCATCAGTGGAAGGCTATTTCAGTGTGAGACCACGAAGGGTCACAACATGAGCTTCACTTACACGAATAATCCTAGTGGGTCGGACCGCGACCTTCTCCGCATGCTCCTGCATGATATGTCAACTGATTCCATTAAGTTCAGTGACGAGGATTTAGCGTGGTTTATTGCGAATTCGGCGTCAGTCTGGTATGCGGCCGCTGAGGCAGCAGAAACCTATGCGGGCGTGCTCGCCGCTGCCGCCGGATCAAAGGCGGTCGGCGACCTGTCGGTAGTGAACGCGGGCGTGAACGCCGTCTACTATCGGAGCATGGCCGCCCGCTTCCGTGCCCGAGGATCACGAGACGCGGTACCGTTCGCTGGTGGTATAAGTCAGTCCGGCAAGGACGCGGAGAAGGCTGATTCGGATCGGGTTGCGCCCGCGGCCGCTATCGGCATTCACGATTATGTGGGGACTCAATGAGCTTTGACATAGGGTTGCTTGACCTGATGCCCAGCACTTTGAAAGTGAATGGGCTGAAAGGAGTGAGCACTGACGGGTACGGGACGGCAACTTGGTCTACGACGACCGGCTCGTACCGGTGCCGGATCGTGGAGAAACAATCTTTAGTGCACACGTTCGACGGGGACGAGCAGATAGCACGAACCGTAGCCTGGGTGTATTCGACCTCAACGTTCGGACCGTGGGACAAGATCACTTTGCCGGACGCTTCTAGTCCTCGCTTGTTGGCGGTGGAAGAGTACGGGGACGAGGACGGGCATCATCATAGTCGACTTTACTTTGGCGGATAATATGAAACGCTGTTCTTGTTGCCGGCGGGACCTGGCCGAATCCAGATACTCACCGGATTGGCGCGTCCCGTTGGGCTTGCAGAGCCGATGTAAGGAATGCCGCGCAGCCGACCAACGGCGCTATTACGCTCTGCACGCCGAGGAAGTGCGGGCCAGGGCCCGTGCTGTCTATGCTGCCAATCCAGAACCAATACGGGCCGAGGCCCGACGGTACGCTAATAGCCATCGGGCCGAACGGGCCGCGAACCGCCTCAAGTGGGGTCAACTTAATCGCGACTATCTGCTTGACTATATGGCTGGCTGGCGGGCGACTAACCGAGTTAAGACCCGGTTTTATAGTAGACAGTACGATCACCGCCGTCGCAGCAATGGTTTGACGGACCTTACTTTTGATGCTTGGTCGGGGCGGCTAAAGGAGTTCGGCGACCGCTGTGCTTACTGCGCTACGACGGCTCGCCTAGAAATGGACCACATTACGTCAGTGGCGAAGGGCGGGACGCATACTTTGGACAATGTGGTTCCGGCCTGTCAACCATGTAACCGGACGAAACGGGATAAAGCCATGCTGGTATTCCTGTTTGAGAAGGCAGCAGCGATATGACGGTTGAACTGAAAGGGGTGCGGGAACTGATACGCCGACTGGATTCCACGCCGGCCGCGGTAAGGGACGCGTGTGGTAAGGGCTTGTACCGGTTCGGTGAGAAGATCATGTCTGAGTCGAAAGACCGGTATGTGCCCGTAGACACGGGGACTTTGAAACGGTCGGGGCGTGTTGATCGGCCGGAAATCAGTGGCGACAATGTGAGTGTGAAATTGTCTTACGGTGGGGCGGCACAAGCGTACGCGCTAGTGCAGCATGAGCGCACCGATTTTCATCACCCGCACGGGCAAGCCAAGTATTTGGAAACACCAGTGAAGATTCATGGCACCCAAGCCGGTGTTAATCAGTTTCTCGTACCAGAAATACGACGGGAGTTGGAGCGTGCCGCTTCTCGATGACGTAGCCCACTATCTCGTTGACAGCACGTCAGCGCTCATCCTCCTATCCGGAACCGGCGGTACCGGTAATCTGGTGAAAGCCCGTTTGCTGGATCATTCGAAAGTGCCGGACACGATCATCGGCTTGTACGAGACAGCTGGGTGGGCGCCACAATGGGTTATGACAACTGGCACCACGTCGCCAGCGTTCGAGCGGCCCGGCCTCCAGGCCATCGCCCGATCAACATCGTATGCGACAGCCCGAGGCTACGCCTACCGGGTGCACCGCATCCTCGATAATGTGGTGAATAAGATGCTTCCCCACACGTCGTCCGGCACCCTGTATCAGCGGATCGCCGCCGTCAACTCGCCCTTCAGCCTGGGGCAGGATCAGAACGGCCGCTTCCTGCTATCAGTGAATTTTGATGTGACCAAAGTGAGATCATGATGGACGCTGCCGAGGAAGCACAGCGAATACACCGGCTGGATCAGGTGGGTGCTGCCATGCGGATTTGGGCGGAAACCGTAGCGTCTGCCAGAGATCAGTTGATGACCGCAGGTTTTACTCGTCAGGAAGCAGTTGCGATAGCGTCGCAATGGGTGACATTGGTGATCGCGAATAATCTAGGGAAAGGATAATGTGGCGTGACCTCCGGTGCAGGGGACCGTTCCGCCGTCCCGGCGGATCAGGAATGTGCGGGCAACTCCTGATGCGCTTAGGTGAAGGAGTGATCGAAATCAAGTGTCCCCGCTGCCATCATATCAGACTGTTACGCTGGGACACGTGGGTGGGGGAACCAACAATGGTGCTCCTGAAAACAACATGAGGAGATGATATGGCTGTTATTCATGGCCGTAAGGGTGTCGTTAAGTATAAGACTAAAACCCTGTCGAACATTCAGAATTGGTCGCTGAACGTGGAATCCGATTTGCCGGACGTCACCGTGTTCTCGACTGCTGGTGTGGCGTGGCGTTCCTATGCGCCGGGCCTGAACAGCTGGAATGGAGTCCTGTCAGGCTTTTTCGACATAGCCGATTCGTCTGGGCAGGCCGTGATTCTGGCGAACCTTTTGACTCCGGCGACAGGGACGGTCAGGCTGTATACGGACGATTCTGGTGGTAACGCGTTCACTGGGAGCGTGTATTTCAAGTCCATAAACCTGAACATAAGTGTCGACGCGGTTGAGCCAGCCGTCTTCAACTTTCAGGGTTCCGGCGCTCTGGCCTGGTCGACTACTGGGTAAGGGGGTGAGATGGTCCTTCACGGCAAGTTGGGCCGGGTTCGGATTACCGCGTCTACCCCAACATCTACGACAAACCTGAGTGCTGACTTGTGGACTGATAAGCGGACCCTCGTTATTGACGATACGACGCGTCGGCATTGGGATCGTAATTCGACGTTGCATCGGGTGTACGGTGCGACCACTGGCACACCGTTGGCAGCCGCTTCGTACACGCTGGATTATGTGCGGGGCCGGGTCGTGTTTTCTACCGACCATTCCACGGCAGTCGTCTACAAGGTGGACATGGCATGGTTCCCAACATCCTGTCTGGGGGTCACGAAATCCTGGTCGTTGGACGTGTCGAACGATCTGAAAGATTCGACCGTGTTCTCATGTGCGACCGGGAGTATCGGCTGGCGCACGTTCACGCCAGGACTCGGCGAAGGAACAATCCAGTTAGGCCGACTGTACGGTTCATCGGAATCGACTGGTCCACCGTTCGTCGACAGGCAAGCCCTGTCTAGTCCACTGTTCGTAGAACTGTTGCCTTCGGCGACAGCGGGCGACAAGTTCGAATGCTACGCGTACATTCAGACGGACTCGCATCAAATATCGGTGGATGATTTGGGGCAGGAGAACGTGACGTTGAAACCGTCCGGCCCTATCCATTACACGACCTCGACATAAGAGCAAGGAGCATTGCCATGACATTGCGGGAACAAATCCTGCTGGCCGACGATATCCCGTCGAAACTAGTTGACCTGCCGAAAGCGTGGGGCGAGGGACAGGTTCTCATTAAGGGGTTGACGGCTGGGGAGCTATCCGATTTCGTTAACAAGTACGCGAACGTGCCGCCGAAACAGCAGAACGTTCAACTGCTTATCGCGACAGTACGCGACCCCGAGACAGGTAAACCCTTGTTCGAACAAGCTGATCGCGATGGTTTGCTATCCAAGTCGGGGCAGGCGGTGATGAGCCTGATAAGGGTGGCGCAACGGTTGGCTGGTTTAACGCCCGACGAGGAAGCGGTAGCAGACCTAAAAGGGGAGGGCTTGTCCGACTGATGTTCATGGTCGCGGAACGGTTAGGCATGCCTGTCAGCGAATTAAGGCGGCGGATGGGTGGGGCGGAACTTGTCCTATGGGCCGAATACTTGAAGGATAAGTAATGGCGACAATAGGTGAGGTCACGGCAATCCTGAAAGCGAATGTCCGCGACTTCAAGTCGGGCATGGACCAGGCTTCTCGTTCCGTCAGTGATCTTGAGGGCAAATCTAAAGGCTTGTCTGATCGGGTGAGCGGTCTTGAAAGCGTGATGAGGGCGGCGGCCGGTGCGGGAGTCGCCCTATTCGCTCGTGCTGCGATCACCTCAGCGGTGAACGCCGAGGAGGCTGCGAGCGCGTTCGCTACCTCGTTCGGTCCCGCAGCCGAAGGTGCGGGCCGGTTCGTTGAGGAGTTCGCTAACAAGGCGGGGATGGCGAACTATCAGCTTGAACAAATGATGGCCGTCACCGGCAGCGTTGTTCAGGGCTTGGGTGCGTCGGAAGAAGAGTCCGCGGCCCTGTCTCAACGCATGGTCACTCTGGCCGCCGATGTTGCGTCCTTCTCGAACGCGCAGGGTGGCGCGGCGGCGGTCATGCTCGCATTGCAATCAGCCATTAATGGTGAGCGGGAGGCCCTGAAAACCTATGGTCTTGCTCTAAGCGAGGCGGAGGTGCAGCAGCAGGCGTTCAACATGACTGGCAAGACTACGGCGTCTGAGCTGACTCGTATGGATAAGGCTCTGGCAACCGTCGAACTAGCTTACGGTAAAGCGTCAAAGGCTGTCGGGGATTTGGATCGGACGCAGGATTCGCATGCGAACTCTCTGAGACGCGCCGCGGCCAGGGTTGAGGAAATGAAAGTCAGTTTGGGCGAATCGCTTTTGCCTGTTCTTGACGCGGTACTTCCAGCTTTCGAATCCCTGGTAGTTAGTCTTGGCAGTCTGACGGGGGTGCTCGGCCAAATCCCCCCACTCGTTCCTGCTGTCATCGGCGCGCTGGGCGGTCTGATGATCGCCGGCCCGGTTGGTGCTGCTATCGGTGCCGGTGCTCTCGCCCTAGCCGCCCTCTCGGGTGAACTTGAAGCGTTCGGCCGCCGATGGAGTGCCGCGTACTCGCATTCCGCTCAGGGTGTAGCGGAGTTCGGGGCCGCGTTTGAAGCGGCCGAACAAAAAGAAGCTCGTGCTGTGACAGCGCTGCAACGTGTTGAAGAACGATTGGGTGGTGTCCGCATCAAATCCGACTTGGCCGAACGAGCCATTGACGCTCTCACCTCGCAGTATGGTGGCAATGCTCTCGCCATAGCACGTATGAACGTGGAAATGGGGATTGCCACTAGGGAGCAAGAAGCTTTGATCGTTCTCACAGATCAGCTTCGTGTCGAACTAGATTTGATGGACCGGCCCCTTGCCGGGGTTAGCGATAATTGGGAGGAAGTGTCACGGATTTTCCGTTTGGAGGGAATCCGCATATCTCGTGCTTTGGACCGGGTTAACGAGGATGCGGACGTGTTCGCTCAGCATCAAGAGACAGCCGTGCGAACGGTTGGTGACGCGTTCGGACTTTTGCCTGGCCTGATCCTTGAGCACAAGGGTGATGTGCAAAAGGCGATGGCCACTATTGTGGACACGTTGGAGGCGGAACACCGGTTTCAAGCGAACCTGAATCGTCTAACCACAGCAGGTTTTACCGAACTTGTCAAAGTTCTTGAAGCTTCTCCCGACCGTCAGGCCGCCATTCTGGGCGCTCAAGGGTTTGTCAATGATTTGGGTGAGGCTTTTGATTTGGAATATGAGATACGCATACAGCAGGATTTGGCGTTGGCAGTATTGAATCCGCTCAACGCTGTTTGGAGTGCCCGCTGGAATGCTGCGGTCGCAGGATGGGCGGCGATAGGACGCGCGAACGCTACTGCTTACGGCGGTGCTCTCATCCCCCTCATCCAAGGAATGGGTATATCGACTGTTCCCACCGGAAGCTACAGGTCGCCGGGCACTTGGATTCCGACAGTGGGCATGCGGCCGCCCGCGGGCGGGTCGGGTGGCGGAAACATTACAGTAAACGTTGGTCAAGCCGTAGGCGATGAGCTATCAGTCGGCCGTCTAATGAGCACGGCTATGCGGAAAGCCCGGATAAGGGGAAGCCTGATATGGCCGTAGCAGGCGTGAAAGGTTGGAAGACTCCCACGACTAGCGGTGACGAATACGCCACCCTGAAGGTGGGCATGGCGTTCGGTTCCAGGCCTTTTCCCTCATCTTGCAACCAGTTTCTTGACCGCACCTGGACCGACGTGTCCACGTCAGTCCGATACTGTCATATCACTAGGGGACGAACACACGATCTAGACGTGTTTGGACCCGATACCTGTGAAATGGTGCTGGACAATCGCAGGCGCCTCTACGATCCGACTTGCACGACTAGCGTGCAGGCCGGAAACGTGATCCCCGGTGTGCCTGTCCGAGTTGATGTAGCTATTCCGAACGGGTCGACCAATACGATCTATACGGGTTATGTGGAGGGTTGGGGACTTGAATATCCTGGTATGCTGGATGCTACGGTGACGGCCCGTTGCGCTAATGGACTGAAATTTCTTGCCCTATCTAACATTAATAATACGACAGCCAATCCCATTGAGGGCGCCCGCATAGACGTTATGGCCGACGCTGTTCTGGATGCGGCAGGCTGGCCTTCCGGTTCCGGCTGGCGCAACCTCGGGACCGCCTACACGTCGGGCACGGACTATGTGGCCAACGAAGCGCCCGCCCTCGAAATGCTCCGCACTCTCGCCGACATGGAGAATGGCGCGTTTTTCGTTGACATTTCGGGCAAAGCCCGGTTCGTGAACAGGAACTTTTGGGCTGATGATATGAAAACTAACCGGGCTACTTTTGATGACGCGGGCAAACATGTGCCTTACACGGATATAAGGATTTCCCGCGACGACGGGCAGCTTTATAATCGTGTTGTCGTCTCATCCGTTTCAACACACAATCCGTCCACCCAATCTCACGCTGGTTCCATAGCTTCTTATGGGGAGCGAACACTTACCCGACTCGGCCTATACATGAAAACGACAGGCGACGCTGACGCCTTGGGCTCATGGCTAGTTACTCGATATGCTCGGCCAGGAACCCGAGTATCCCGCATTGAATGCAAGCCCCGAACTTCGACTAAAGCATGGGACTTGTACGATAATACGTCTGGTATTGGTATCGGAGCGAAAGTAACCGTGAACCGTCGGCCACCCGGAGGTGGTCTTATCCGACCCGTCTGCCATGTAGAAGGCATTGAAACAACAATAGATGTTGGGAACAATGATTGGACTCTGGCCTTCGATATGTCGCCAGCAGAATTGCAGCCAACACCCTGAGGAGCGGGGATGCCCGATTCGGATAATGTGATTGATCCTCGCAAAATCCGGTTACAGAATCGGGGGTGGGGTGCGGGCGGCCTCCTTACAGGAAGGTTCGGCCTGTCAGACGGTTCCGCTAGTAGCCCCTCCCTTTATTTTCTGTCTGACCCGGATACCGGCCTCTACTATTCGATGGGGGCAAGCGGCGGATATGGCACGATAGGAGTGACTGCTGACGGTTCCGCAGTCGGTTATTGGACGCACCACGGATTTCGCATATCGCCTAGCGACGACTACTATCGGGTAGTGGCGGTAGGCGGTGTTGTTCCCGGCCAGTACGGTGAGATTGGTTTCCTCCAGGATGGGATGGAACCCGAAATCTATTTTTATACGGGATTTGATTACAACAATAATCCTGGGGGGCTCGAAGTACGAGGAACATTGGGGACTGGGGTGGGCGGAACAGATGGCAGGCTTTACGTGCAACTTCGTCCACCTTATCGGATAGAAGGCCGGCACCCCATTCTACGTTTGACTGATTGGTATGAGAATAGTGATCCCGATGATGCTATTCTAGTTCGAATCGGCATTCCTCCAAACCAGAACGATCCTGTTTGTATTGATTGGACATATGATTCCCGGCTTATTCTCAACAATGATACGAACACATATCTGAAATGGGTGGAAGCCGACCATTGGCTTTTTGTTGCTGACGGCTTTCCTGTCCTTGATCTGAACAATGGCGTACTAGACATACTCGCTCCCACTTTCAAGATACAGGGCCAGACCGTGAGTTTCGGTGTTGCGGGATCGGGCGGGTCTGGATATAAGCTGTTGCGGGTTCCCGATGAAGCCGATATTCTTATAGGGGGTCTAGTCGGTGGAATGGGCGGTGTCTTATCTATTTCCGCGGTTTCTAACGCCCGGCTGAAGGTTGTCCACAAGCTTGGTGGCGTTGTTTCTAGCGTATCAACCCTAGCAGGATACCTAAATTATTGTCCGCTCGCGGGCGCTGTCACAGCCCTTTCTGTTACTTCCGGACTTCTTCATGTGGAGACAATTGAATGAATAAAGAAATGGAATCCGTGGACCCAGTGGAATTGCTTCAAGAATTGGAACGGTTGGGTCTTCATATTCATATTGCGTTAGCGCATCAGCGTATCCTGAACCGGCGGCTTCGACAGGAATTAGCTGATCGGACAGTATCCTCATGAATAGCCCGGCGGAGACGGTTGAAACCCAAGCATGGAATAATCGGGAACTCCTGTTACGTATTTACTATCAGGTTGTGGAGACGAACGGTACGGTGCGACAGCATGAGCGGGAAATCTATGGGGAGGACACGCGGCAGCTTATTGGTTTGAAGCAGATGGCTTTGGAGAACACGTTGTTTCGTGAGCGCATGAAAACCACGCTCCGAATAGTATGCGCCACAGCAGGCGTCGCCCTCACTCTGCTCGTCGCATTACTTGGTGTCGTCATCGAGAAAGTTTGGTAAGAATGATCGACCCGTTCACGATCTGGACCATCAAACAGGTATCCCCTAAGGATTGGGGCGCGGCCATCGATTACGACCGCACCGATTTTTGGGATCATCCCGTGCGCGGGCCGATCCTGCCGCCCGCCCGCCTCGACTTCAAAGGCTACTGCTTCCACTACTGGGGAGGCCCGACACTAGCCGGTGATGAGGGTGACCCGGACCTTCAGTGGACGGCGAAAGAAAGGTGCGCGTTCTGGCTATGCCGCACTAAGACTACTGTGCGTAGCGGCGAGCGGTATCATATTCAGTCGAAGGGCTGGCGTGGCCTCGCCTACTGTGCGATCATCAGCCCGTGGACCGGGCACCTGCTGCGAGGCCGGGGCTTCCGAGACAACGGCGGCCAACTCGGAGCAGACCTGAACCACACCTTGTTGGCGATAGCCTGGTGTGGTGGCGGCTCACAGAAACCCCATCGCAGGGCCAGACTTTGCTTTGCCCGCATGTGGCTAGAGTACCCCGGTCCGGCCTGGTGTCACAAGGACACGGCCGGGGCGCAGACCCTATGCCCAGGCGACTGGTGGACACCGTACATCCGAGAGCAACGGTTCGTTGACGAGTTGGGGGCGATGCGCTGGCGGCCCTGCGGCCTGATGACGAAGGGCGGGCGTGTGCTCTCGTTGACTGAGCGGCTCAGACAACTGGGGTTCTTGGAGCGCCGCTACCGAATGTACCGTAAGGTTGTGGTGGATGCTGTTAGCATGTTCCAAGCGTCCACTGGTATCCGAGTGGACGGTGTGTGCGGCCCGGCGACGATCCGGGCCTTGGCAGAAGCGAGGTAACCAATGTTCGACTTGCGATCTATCGTCAAGGACGCGCTCGCTGTGCTCGGCGCAGCCTTTATCAGCGTGCTACCCGTCATCTACGGGCTTGCCGCAGTAGTGGGGGCTGAACTATCGGCGGCTGGTGCGGCGATTCTCGCTGCGGTGAGTGCTGCGGCCTCCGCTGTCTTGAAGGCCGGGTACGAGACTGTCCGCCAGTACCGGGGATGAGGCCGAGAAAGGTTTCGGGCAAGCCACCCGAGGTTACTCGACGCCTACGAAACGGCGGCTGGGTTCTCACCGAATCGTGGACGGGTGAGATCGCGGCAGGCGTCATTCTCTGTGTTCGCAAAGGTTATCTGTACGATTTGGCTAGCGTGCCCCGCCTCCTCACTGTCATCCCGGGGTTCGGGAAGGACGAAATGGGTTTGGTCGCACCCCTAGCGCACGATGCTTTGTATCAGACGGGGGGGAATCATCCTGGTGTGTTTCCGCGACAGCAGTTCAGTCGTGGGCAAGTTGATCTGATTTTCCGTCGGCTGATGCGAGCAGACGAGGTTGGGAGGATCAGATCGTTTCTAGCGTGGCTGGCGGTACGGTTGGGCGGCTGGCTGGCGTGGCGGAAGTGTTCGGTACAATAGGTTTGGGCTGAACCACACAAAAGGGAGGAAGCGTGACCGACCTCGACGACTTTCACCAGTGGGCAAACGAGAAAGGCTACCAACTCCACGCAACCCTGATTCATCGAGTCGAAACCGTTCGACCCGCTATCGACCAGTTACGCGAGGAGGGATGGACGTGGCAGCGTATCGCTGACTGGCTCACGGAACGCAAGCAGATCAAATGTAGTGAGACACAGTTGAGGCGGGCGTGCCGTGGATGATCTCACAGACGCTAAAGAATGGGCTAAGTACCGTACTGAGATCGACGAGCTGAGGCGAGCGTACAAGCGCCTATCAGAGCAGGCGGCGAAACGCTCTACTGCTGAAAGCATCCTGGAACGCGCTGCCCTCGCATCATTCGCCGATCTCCCTCCCGTTCAAGTAGCGAAGCCGCGTAAGGATGGGCGTAAGAAGGCTGCTGAGGTGGCGGTCGTTTGTTGCGCGGACTGGCATTACGGTGCGCTAACCCCCGACTTCGATACGAAAGTATGTCGGAAACGGGTGATGGAATACGCGGGGCGGATCACCGAAATCACGGCAGTCCAAAGGTCGGACCATCCTATCCGCGAGGCTCATGTTTATTGGCTTGGGGATATTGTGGCGGGTGAGCAGATTCACGCTCAGCAGCCCTACCAGTTGGACGTGTCTCTGATAGACCAGGCCGTGACAGATGGTGTCGCATTAGTGAGGGATTTCCTGCTCCGTCTTATGGAGTGTTTCGACACGATACACACCTTCTGGATACCAGGCAATCACGGGCGGATCGGCCCCCGCAAGGGCGCTGCCTTCCACCCCGATTCTAATGCTGATCGGGCGCTCGGACTGGTCGCAGCACAATGGTTTAATGGTGCGAAACTATCGGACCGGATTAGTTTCACGGTGGCGAGAGCAGAGCGTGGCGACGTCGGTAGTTTCCTGGTGGATCGGATCGGCGAGTACAGGGCGATGCTGATTCACGGCCATCAGATGCGGGGAGGTGGCGGGTGGGGGGGCCTTCCATTTTATGGATTCTCTCGGGCGGGGCTAAGTTGGAGGAATATTGCGACCGGCGGCCAGCTACCAGAGTTCGACGACATTTATCTCGGCCATTTCCATCGCGTGTACCGGCTGAACGCTGGAACGGTAACGATGCGAGGCTGCGGCACTCTGCAAACTCAGGACCCGTATTCGAGGGAGGAGATCAAAGCGTACACGGAGCCTAGTCAGTTGTTGGTGTTTGTTCATCCGAAGGGGAGGGTGACTGCCGAGTACGAGGTGGACCTGCTATGATGCTGGAAGCGAGCCCTGGGCTTGCGTGCCAGCCCCCTAGGAGGGACTGGGTTCTGAGCCCCCCCAGTTGCGTAAGCACTGGGGGGGTTGTGTTGTGCTATGATGATTCTAGAGACCTTCAGGGTCAGATTGCGACGCCGGTGTGACGGGATTTATGGGCGCCAGCTTCCCTTCGGGGAGGGCTGGCGCTTCCCGTACCACTACATCTTGTGGTTGGCCCGCCCCAGATAGGGGAGAATGGCCCTAGTCTTTGCATTCGGGGTGTGGGATGCTAGGGACAGAAGGGAGGACTAATGGGTGTTTACTACGGTCCAGGCGGACCACGCTACGGCAAACAATACGACGACACCACCGACTACTTCATTGAAACCGTGCTCTACGATCTCCCGGCCGCTGATTATGAAGCTGCTGGCAATGAGTGGGAGGACGCTGTGGGGGTGGCGGAAGCAGCGGACCATGTGTGGGTGATGCTGTCGCGGGTGAAGGGCGTGGATCGGTTGGATCGTCATACGGATATTGTGGCTCGCACCTCAAGGTGGCGGCGGGAGATTGCGGGGAGTTTGTTGGCGCATGTTCGGGGCGAGGATTATCAGTCGGAGCCTGGTGATCCCCTGGCGCGCCCGTGGTTCTTGCCCGACAGGAGGGACAATGAGTGAGCGTTTGTGGAAGGTGCTTGGCCCGGATCGGGTGAGCCTGATCGCAGGCACAGGTTACCGGTATCCGACAGAGGGATGGACCCGGCACCTCAACCCTCGGCGCTTAGAGCTCTGCGCCTACGGCTACCACTACTGCCAGGGGCCCCAGGTCTTGGAATGGTTGAACGAAGGGCTGTTGTGCGAGGTGGAGTCTTGCCAGGAGCACGAACCCCTTTCCCGCGAGGACAAGAACGCGAGCTGCCGGCTGCGAATCGTTCAGACTTGGCTGCTGACATCCCGAATCTTGCGCTTATTTGCGGCCGATTGTGCGGAACGGGCCCTTCTGCGGGAGCGGAATGCGGACCGGGAACCGGACCCGCGGAGTTGGGAAGCTGTGGGAGTGGCGCGCAGGTTCGCTGACGGGAACGCCACCGCCGCACAGTTGGTTGCGGCCAGGAATGCGGCCGGGGTTGCGGCCAGGGTTGCGGCCTGGTATGCGGCCTGGTATGCGGCCGGGGATGCGGCCGGGGATGCGGCCGGGTATGCGGCCAGGGTTGCGGCCAGGGTTGCGGCCAGGGTTGCGGCCAGGTATGCGGCCGGGGATGCGGCCGGGGATGCGGCCAGGGATGCGGCCAGGGATGCGGAACGTCGCTGGCAGTACGAGAGGCTGCTCGAACTCGTAGGAGCCGAAAATGAGTGACCGGCGCAGCAAGACCATCACTCTCGCCGCCATCTTCCGCCAAATGGCTCAGGAAGCCGAAGCCTCAGGCGACTACGCTACCGCTCGTGCTCGCAGGATGATGGCGTCTGGTGTGCTGCGCGGCGCCTCAGTGGCAGCCGATTGGGATCATGATGAGCTGTTGGCTGATTTGGAGGGCTATAGGGTTGCGGGTTGGGAGGATCAATGGGAGCCGGATTGAGACGAGCCGGCCCGTCGGCCGGCTCTAGTCTCAGCGCCGGAAGGGAGGGTACGGCGCAGTCGGATAATAGTCGATGTGTTTGCGATTCGTATGGTCCGGCTGAATGTCCTGCATGCCGGGCAGAATGGGAGGAAAGATCATGGAAGAAGAAGTAATCGAAACAGCATTAGTTCCCGTCAACCTGTTCGGAGCACGAACCCCAGCCCAAGTCATTGATGAAGCGCAGCTAGTCGCCGAACCCCTGGCACGACTGATCCGCGACCGGCAACTAGCCTCCTCGATCTCAGGCAAAGAGTACGTGCGGATCGAAGGCTGGACCCTGCTCGGCTCAATGCTCGGCGTGTTCCCTATCGTCCAGTGGACGCGGCCCGTGGAGGGCGGCTGGGAGGCCCGTGTCGAAGCCCGCAGTAAGGACGGGAATGTGGTTGGTGCCGCGGAGGCAGAGTGTTTGCGGTCTGAGCCGAACTGGCAGGACCGTCCCGACTATGCGATCCGGTCGATGGCGCAGACGAGGGCAGCGTCCAAGGCTCTCAGACTGCCGTTGGGGTTTGTGATGACCCTGGCGGGATATGAGGCGACTCCGGCGGAGGAGATGGACGGGGTGACGGTTAGGACTGCTACCGGCCCGCCCTGCCCCCACTGCGGGACACCCGTGATCTATGATCCGAAGCCTGCTGGTCGTAAGCCGATCTGGTCGTGCCCGAATCAGGGGTGCGGTGGCGGCGATCTGCGGGATAAGGAGGATGAGTCGAAGGGCCGGTGGCCGTGGGCATCATGGAATCCCAGCGAGTTCAAGGAGGAGGAGGTTGGTCCGAAAGAATTCGTGGAAATCCTGTCGGGCGGGGAAAGGCCCGCGGCCGTTGACGAAGCGTTGGAGAAGGCTAGGGCTGGGTTTGGTTGGCCCGACGCCGTGTGGGATGAGGCGCTGGCCCGCACGGAACTAGAGGCTGCCGCCATGTCCCCGCGGTTCGCTGCTGGGACGATGCGGGAGATACGGGATCATGTGAACCGTGCTGTCAGTATCGCCATTCAACTCGGTGAGACAGACAAAGACGTGTTCGCTGATTTGTGGAGGGAGTGGCAGGGGGATGATCCTGCTCGTCGAGGGTTGGAGTGGCGGACAGCGAAGGCGAGTGAGGTTCATTCGTTTGCGCGGGCGGTTCAGGCGTGGCTGCGCGGCCTCGTGGGAAAGTGAGGAAACATGAGCGTTCTATCATTGAGCTTGTTGCCATCATGGCCTTTATGGGCAGCGTTCATCGTCCTGCTAGCTAGTCTCGGTTGCTGGTGCTGGCTTCATTACACGGTTGATGCGGAACAGTACGAGGATGGTACTGATCTGGAGGAGCGGCCATGAGCACACAGTATCTTCTGAGGGGCACGGTTGTAGCGCCCATTGCCATCCTGTCCTTGGTGTTCTGTCCCTGGTGGGTTGGAGCGCTGGGGTTTGCCTGGGTGGCGCTCAACCTGTGGCTCTGGTGGAGAGAGAGTCAGCGGGACGACGAGCCGCAAGCCGTAAGGGTGTTATCGGCATTCGCCTCGGAAGCTTTCGCCGAGGATTGGGAGGAGCAGCCATGAGCCGCATCCCCCTCTCAACCCTCATCGAACTCGACGGCCCCCAATGCATCTGGCCGCAATGCGAAATACCCGCCATAGAAGTCAGCCACTTCCACTCGAAAGGCAAGGGCGGTACTCCCAACGGGCGCCGCGACGCATTAGAGAATCTGGGGGGCATGTGCTGGGCGCACGCGCGAATGTCAGATGGTGAGAGGCCAGGCGGATGGCCCGCCTACAAGAAAGCGCATACGCTCCTGTTCGGTGAGGGGTGGGAGGAACGAATTCCTATGGGATCATGGGCTTACGAGAGGGCTGAAGCATTGAGGAGGATTGTTGCGGGGAGGCGCTCGTGAGGTCAGAGTTGGAATGGTTGCGCGAGTACTGTCGGCGACTGGATGAGGAGGTGAAGAGATTGGCTGGTGGTTCGACGGAAGGGTTGAGTGTGATGGCCCGGCGTGTTCTGGCTGATAGGGCTGATCGTCGGGTGAAGGCTAGATGGGAGGAGCAACCATGAGCGCATTGAGAGACGAATTACTCCAGGTGGCGGCGGTAGCGTGTGCCATCATCGAAGACCTCACTTTCGGACAGGCTAATTCGCAGGACCGCGCAGGACTGAGATCCGGATGGGATTCACAGGCTGAACTGGTGCTTGCTGACATTGAAGCCGAACGCATCTGCCAGGATGACAAGTGGGGGCCGCAGCATCATACGCCCATCGAATGGCTGATGATCCTGCTCAAAGAAGTCGGGAAAGTGGCGGATGTTCTGCAAGTTCCCGATGTGCTTGGCCTAGAGGGAAAGGACCTTCTTCACATGCGGGCTGCTCTCGATGTCATCAGACAGATACGGGAGGAAGGAAGGTTCGCCGGGGCATGGTGTCGTCACTACGACTGGCCTGACCCGAAGCATCGTGCCCTTCATCGAGGGGAGGAGCAGCCATGAGCAAGAATGGGAGCGATGAGGCACGAACGAGGCGTCGCCAACTGTTGGAAGCGATAGCGGCAGAGCGGGCCCGGCGGGATGCTATGCCCTTCGCCTGCGAGGACTGTGGGCTCGGCCATGAACAGTGGCAGGTTGAATGTGACGACTGTGGGGGTCCCGTGGAGAAGAAGGGGGGGAGGAGCGGCCATGAGCGAACGGTATGCAGCCAAGACCGAGGTTCCGGCTGACCGGTCGCGTGGCGAGATCGAACGCATCCTCACCAGGTATGGTGCGGACCAGTTCATGTACGGTTGGGATGATGCTCGGGCCGTAATCCGTTTCCGGGCGATGAACCGGATGGTTGAATTCCTCATCCCGATGCCGGATCGACAGTCCGAGGAGTTCTGGAAAACGCCCACCGGTCGGCGCCGCCCTGCCCCGGAGCAGGCTATGGCCGCATGGGAACAGGCGACCCGGCAGCGATGGCGGGCCTTGAAACTCATGGTGCAGGCGAAGCTGGAAGCGGTAGCTGCGGGGATTACGACGTTCGATGAGGAATTCCTGGCCCATCTTCTATTGCCGGATGGGGCGACCGTTGGCTCCTTCATGTTGCCACAGGTGACACAAGCGTATCTGACCGGTCGGATGCCGTCGATGCTGGCTCTGCCAGAAAGAGGGGAGGAGCGGCCATGAGCACACCAAAATCCTGGCAGTTGGTCCTTCTTTTCAATCTCAACAGGCCCAAAGACAGGATGATCCATAAGAGTGGCGAAGCTTTTCGGGCGGAGCGGGGCTGGACTGCGAGAACAGCGTGCGGGCGGCGGGCACTGTGGTCGGGCCGGAACTGGACGTTCTTGTGGGAGGCTTTCGGGGTGTTGAATCCAGCGATTCCCCTGTGCCCAGAGTGCTGCGAGGAGCAGCCATGAGCCGATATAGTCTGCGAATTGGTCATCTTGATGAACTATGGCGCTGGGAGATTCTCATTGACGGGAAGCCGACGTGGCCGCGGCCCTGGGGTAATGCGCTGACGAGACGAGCAGCGTTGCGTCGGGGCAATAGACGGTTGCGGCGGGTGCAAAAGGCAGAGAATCAAGGCCGGGCGTATGACGCTTGGTATCGGGGTTTCAAGTGGGAGGAGCAGCCATGAGGGAACTGTGGACAAGATGCCCGAAGGCCGATCCGCACGCCATCCTTGAATGGTTGGACGACGGGGCGGGAATCGTGACAGCACAACACGACTGCGCGGACCTTTCTAGGGCCGATGATGAGGGCGAACCAATCTATCTGATGCGGGTGCCGCGGGATGAAGCCATAAAACGGATGGCCGCAGAGTATGGGCTTCAGATGGGTGGCGATGGCGCAGCCTATTCGTTGCTCATGGAGGCTCTGCTGCGTGCTGCTCTCGACGAGGAGCAGCCATGAGCAACAACGAGACGACGGCCTTCGTGAGGGGCGAGGAGGACTTCTATGCGGCGCGAGGCTGGTGCTCGGCCAAGGCGCTGCTCGCCAGGGCTCTCGCAGAGGATTGGCCTGACTCGCTGAGAGAACTGTTAGACGATTACTCGACACCAATGGCCGATCTGCGAAAGGAGTGGACTAGCCATGTTACCCGCGGCTGGATGCGGCCTTCTGTAGCCCTAACGGGCCTAGTGGCAGGTGACGATGACTGCTGGGAGGAACCGGGCTGGTACTACATCTGCGAGCGAGAGCATCCGCAGGCCGAGAAGTGGACTTACTGGGGACGGTGAGGGGGAGGAGTAGCCATGAGACAGCCGAGATGGCGATTGCGCAACAAGCGCGGCAGCTGGGATTTCAGGCCTGCCAGCCCGAACCTCACCCTGGCCGAAGCTATCACCGAGCTGATCGGCGCGTCCGACTGGCCCGATCCTGGCAACCCGGATATCGGCATCAACTTCTACCAGGCTGACGAACCCTATGACCCTGGGGTCTATATCGGGTCAGACAAGTTGCCTCGCAAAGCCTCGCTAATCCATGAAGCGACCTTTGGCCCGCTGGGTGGCCGAATGATACGAATGGTGTGCGTGCGCGTAGATAAGTCAGCTCTCGGGGAGGAGCAGCCATGAGTCCATTCGAGTCAATGGTTTACCGCTCATGGAACGGCTGGTACTCGCTTCCCGATGGGACAAAGACCCGGAAGGAACGGGAAGCCCGAGAACGATTCAAGTTGTTCATCGAACAGTATCAGGAACGATGGGGGGTAGGCAACCCACATTGGGTGTGTTCTCGCTGCGGCTGCTACGTGGACCCCACTATCCACAGTCTGGGCAGTTACGGTGTCCGGTGCGCATTCGGAGGGGAGCAGTCCTGAGCCTTATCTTCGTCGGAGCATGGCTTACCCTAGTCTGGCTAGCCTGGGCTTTAGTGAGAGTGGGTAGCCGATGAGACTGTGGGAAGCGTTCATGCGCCAATGCTACCCGGAGTGGCCGCGCGTGTGCTGGTCTGACTTGTGGGGGCTGCCGTTGATGCCGTTCTGGCGACTAGACGTTTGGGAGGACTGATGAGGCTTCAAGGCCTGTTGGATGATCTGGTGTTGTTGGATGAGGCTCACGCTGAGTCTCATGCGATAGCGCGCCCATCGGAGGAAGTGGCGCGTCGTGTAGCCGACCTGTACGAGACATGCGACGGCTGGGGTGGGATCGACTGCTTGGGTGAGGAATGCCGACGGTGTAAGGGCTCTCTGATCGTGGCGTCGAACCTTGGTTTCAGGACATGCCAAGACGCCTTGACCCTGGCCCGCTACTTCTTCGGGGAGGAGCCGTGAAAGCCCATCAGATCGCTTGTGCTGCGTTCTGCGGGCTTCTAACCGTTTATGTGGCATGGTATGCGTGGCGGGCGACCCGGATGCTGTTCCCCGCGTACAGGCCGTAAGGGAGGATTGTGCCGAGGATCGCGCCCGGCCTCTACCAGTACGACTCGGGCCGCTCGCGACTAACCGTCAGCAATATTGAGCCACGAGGCGGCGGCCTGTACGCGTGGATCGAAGTCGAAGCCGGTGGCCGTCTCGTACATGCTGGACGCTACGATCTTCAAGGCCCCCGCACCCCCCCATCCATCGCCTCAGCTGTCTCAGAAAACGATGATGAGAAGAAGGCGTGGAAGGAGTTCGTGTTCAACCGGATTATCAGCATTGTCCACGATCATCTTGCTGGCGACCCGCCCCGCAAAGCCACACCCAAACTACGGTCAGAAGAGGACGCCTGGCTGATCCGAGGCTTCTGGCGTACCGCGAAAGCCACCTCACTGGTCGGGTTCGGTGAGAGCGCGAAATCGTTTCTCGCCCAAGCCGCGGCGGTCAGCGTATGCACCGGCCGCGCTCTGCTAAGCCTCGCAGTCAGACAAGCCGGCCCCGTCCTCTACCTAGACTGGGAAGGCGACGATCAAGAGTTCGATCATCGGCTCGCCCAACTGGTCGCTGGAATGAGAATGGACCCACCGGACAATCTGTTGCACAAGCGGCCCGGCGCGTTCCTACACCGCTCCGTCCTCCCCCTGCAACGATACATCGCTCAAGAAGGCGTAGTCGCTCTGATAGTCGATTCAGTCGGATACGCTCGAAGCACCGACACGGGCGGTGACCCGCAAGGACCATCCATGCTCATGTACCAGGCGTTAGACCAGCTAGGGATTCCCGCCCTGCTGGTGGATCACCGAGCGAAACACGCGAAGGTCACTGATTACACGCCCCTGGGCGCGGTCGCCAACTACAACAGTCTGAGACTCTTATGGCAGGTCACACCATCACAAACCCGGACAGGCATGAGTATTCGGTTGCGCTGCGGCAAATGCAATTACGGGCCACGACCCAACGACCTAGCGTGGAACCTGGACTTTCCCAGCGAAGGCGAGGCCAGGTTCACGCAACGCAATCCGCAGACTATCGCTGCACTAGAGGATTTGAGTTTAGGCGAACGCTTGCACCGGCTCTTACTGGACGCGGGTTTGGCGGGGGCGACAACCATCCAGCTTTGCGTGGATTCCTTGTCATCGGATTCGACGGTGCGTAAGGCGCTGTCTAGATTGAAGGAGGAGGGGCGGGTGAGGAAGGAGGGGTCGGTGTGGATTGCGGTGTTGGAGGACCGTCAGGAGGTGTTCTGAAATGGAGTATTCTGATTGGATTAGTAGGTGCTGCCGCGGGCTTGCCGCGGAATCGGGTTGCCGCGTTTTGCCGCACGAACGAACGAAACCTGTTGTCAAACAACGTGCGGCATGCCGCGCGGCATATCGGAAAGGGCTATCGCGCGGCGGGCAGCGCGCCCCGTAGGGGCGCTGCCGCGGCGAGCTTGCCGCGTTTTCAGTGAGAGGAGGAGGAGTGAGCGACCCCGAACTGTGGACAACATGTGGCGAATGTGACGGTACTG